TAATGCACGTATGGCTTGAGTTGCCGTTCCCGCCTTCAATGAATACATATTGGAGGAACTTTCGGGGAAGAACTGTTCTCTCAAAAAATGGACGGCAATTCAAAATAGCAGTACAGGACTACATCATTGAAAAGAACATTCCTAAATTTGGGACTCGTAAATTGAAAATTACAATGATTTTGCGCCCTAGGGATAAGAGGAAAATTGACATCGACAACAGGATTAAGGCNGTCCTAGACAGTCTTCAAGACGCAGGGGTTTTCGATGATGATTTTCAGGTGGACCACATTGAGATGATTCGAGGTGAACAAATCAAAGGTGGCCTTATACGGGTTTTGATTGAAGAATTGCCAGACCCCCGCCAGACCGAAGGCGAGTCCCTCTGAGGACAGGTTAGGAACGCTTGGGCAACGTCTCGGTCAGCCCACTAATTCAACTAAAGGGGATTACATGAACAAACATTTATTCGTAGCTACACCTCAATATGGCGGTTTGTGTTATGGCTTCTATGCTCAGTCTTGCTTGCAGCTTCAGATGCTCTGCAAAGACGCTGGCATGAACGTGAGCTTTTCCTACCTGTTTAACGAATCCTTGATTCAACGGGCTAGGAATTTGTTAGCGCATTACTTCTTAAAATCTGAAGCTACTCATATGATGTTTATTGACGCTGACATCCGGTTCAATCCGAATGACATTTTTCCAATGATAGAAGCTGATAGAGACATCATTTGCGGCATCTACCCAAAGAAAGAAATCAACTGGCAGACCGTTCGTAACGCCATTGACGCTGGTGTACCTAATGACCAATTAAAAAACCATACAGGGGCGTTTGTAGTCAATCTGGTGGACTATCAAACAGAGGTCACAGTGCCAGTAAACCAGCCAGTTGAGATTTGGAACGGTGGCACAGGTTTTATGCTCATTAAACGCGAGGTTTTCGAGGGTTTAATTGGAAAAGTGCCGATGTACCTAAATAACGTGCTGGATTTGAACAGCAACCAGAACGGTGAAACTATTCATGAGTTCTTTGCAACTCAGATTGAGCCAGAATCCAAGTTATTGCTGTCTGAGGATTACGATTTCTGCAAAAAGGCTAGAAACAACGGTTACAAGGTTTGGGCAGCACCTTGGGTGCAATTAGCCCACGTTGGGACCTACGCATTTGAAGGCCAGTTGCTACAAACGCCATGATGANAGACAAATACGCTCCCCACGTTGATTTTGGGGAGCTGTCCGGCTTGCTTGGCAAGGTTTTGCCGTCAAATCTGGATATGGTCTTAGAACGTAAGGGACACTTCCTATTCGGCGAATGGAAGCGAGACGGGGAAAAGATAAGCAAAGGCCAAGAAATCCTCTTAAAAGCCCTCTCAGGGCTTCCTAGAGCTACCGTCTTGGTAGTTTCTGGGGATACAGAGAACGGGATGCGTGTAGAGCGTTTCTGGAGGATTCTGCCGGACGGCAGCTACGTCGAGTCAGGCAAAGGCTTAATTGCTTTCAAAGACTACATCACCGAATGGTACTTAATTGCTGACTTTGATTGATAAGTTAAAACGCCCCCATTGATAAGTTATTCTATGCTGCGCTGCAACATACTACTTTTCTTGGGGGGTGGACTAGCTTATTTAAATCCCCAAAAATACAGGTCTTTAGCGTCTTCGTTCGTGCTGAATTCGTAGTAATAAAACTGACCTAAGTCGCAATCCCTGCGAACATCTTCTTCCGTAATGTTTCGGTAGTAGTCGTGAGCTGTGAACGGGGAGTCCCAAGGGTTAGTTCTGGTCGTGCCATGTTCAGGTCTGCCGGTTGTAGCGCAGGTAAAGAACACCATCTTGGATGACATCCTAGCCATGTTATTGAATATCCTAGCCCACTCAGGAGCGTGTTCAAAGCACTCACAAGAGGCTACAACATCGAAAGAACCATCGTCATAGGTCAAGTCTTCACCTTTGCCAACGACGTCAACGCCGGGGCCTTTAGCTAGGTCTATGCCGATGTAAGTACATTGCTCAAAAAAGTCTCTTATTGAGCCATTCAAGTTCAAACTGCCCACTTCTAGGACAGATTTGCGCTTGAACATATCAGGAAAGCGTTCCTTGATACTGGCTATGAAAGCCAGTTGTGCTGGATGTGACATAGTTATCCCCTATGATTTGATTAACGACAGCCCCAACGTCTACGAGCTGCTTTCCCTCTAGTACCCTTCCAGTTTTTAGACCTGGCGCAGAAAGACTTGTGCCTTGGTCCTGATTTGGTTGGAGCTTTGAGATTACTTCCGGTAGCACGGTTGTACTTCTTACGACCTTTAGCGGTCAGACCACCGCCAGCTTTGACAGAGAGCTTCTCACCGCGACCTACCGATAAATTCGTATCCTTAGACATTACGCCCCCAAATACATGGCACGTTCATCATTGCGCCTAATAACTAGCCCCTTCTGGACAACGCCAGCAGCAAGACGATACTTTAAAAAGGCATTAGCCGCCCCATCAAAGTCACCGCGATTGTGGCACTGTCGAATACTAGACTTTTGAAGCCCTCCCAACCCTGCATTGAAGGCAAAGCTGACCAAAGCGTCAAACCTTCCTTGAGTAAGAGCAGCAGGGCACAAACGTAGAACACCTCGCTCAAACCGAACCAAGTCTTTCTCAAGAACATCAAGGACTTCATCATCACTTAGCTTTCTATCCCACTCTTTCGGACACTTCAAGTTACCAGCAGCCTTAGCCGCTTTCCTCTGGTCTAGCGTCATAGCTAAATGCTCTGGCGGAGCTATCAAATGACCTACCCCCGTAGTCCAGAGAAGTACGCTATCTAAATAAGGCTTCTTCCTAACACCCTCATGGTGAGCTAGAGCAACTCTGCCTTTGTCGGACACCTTCATTTTTTAAACGCTTGAGTTCCAAACCAGAAGGCTATGACAGAAGCCCAAATCTGTTGGGTATCGTCATCCCATAACTGGTCTAACATCAGCTTAAAGTCTACGTCATGCGCCCAAGCATAAACAAAACCAGCAATGTCTATAAACACCAGAAGGCCAAACAAGCCCAAAGTAATGACAGGACGAACGGAAGCGCGAAGATTAATGACCCATTGTGCAGCACCTTTGCCAATCTCAATGTCGTGTTGGTATAACGCTTTTCTTTCATCTGCTGCCGTCTGTATCTGTATTTGCTCAGTATGTATTTCCTCAACACGCTCTTGAGAAGCAAAGCCAGCCGCTTGTAACTTCATTTGCTGGTCCATCTGCATCTGAGCAAGTTCTAGCTCATGCTTTTTGTCAGATTTGTCTTGGAAGAAGTCTAGGATTCGCGGCAAACCACCGGAAAGAAAACTAATTAAAGTCGAGAGGATAGTCAGCATTATTCACCCTGCAATTCAAGTAAGATTTTAGCCCTCAAAGCACGCATCTTCTTTGTTTCTTCTAATGCGGCGTTCGTTGCTGTATTCATGTCCATATACATAACCGCCATTACGGGCAAAGCAATTACTAACACAATACACATGACCACCAAGGCGATGAGAAATGATAGTGGTACGTCTGGCTCGTCCTTATCAGTATCATTACCCATAGAAACCACAATATTATGAAAACGACCGCCAGAATTGAGGTCAGTTGTTCCCCTATTTTTCTTTTTATATTTGCCCGTCGCCATTTAGCTACCTGTTGCTTGCGTAGTTCTTGACGTTGTACCTCTGCCCGTTCTTCCTTAACCCTCTCCCTCATGGCCTCAAACTCAGACCAAATAGCCCCTAATTCTTTAGGTGCTTGGTACACAAGGGTTTCACGTAACTCTGTTTCTAGCCTGTGCATTTCCTTTATAGCCATCACCCGATTAAAGGCTTCTTGATTTAAGGATAGCTCAGGGTCACGTACCTTCTTAGCCTTTAATTCTTCCTCATGAACGTGCTTTTCAAGCTGCTCATGCGCTTTAAAAAAGTGCCCCAAATGACCGCCAATGTCAGCAACGACGTCCTTGGCTTGACCGTAAGCGTCCACCAATTCCATCCCTTGAGCTTTATATTCTTGATAAAGCTCACAGCCTTTGCGTATAGCTGCGGCAGCAGTTTTAGCAGCGGCAAGGATGGTAATCGGGTCAATTTAGAAACCCTCTCCGGGAGTAAAGTAGCACTCAGATGCAGCCTCACCAATAAAGGCAATATACATCGGTGTTGCGTTACTGAACTGATACGGTATCGTGTACGACTTAGTAGAACCCGGAACAGACACTAAGCAATAAGAAGGAGTTCCAGCCGTAGGCAACGTAGCCGTTACAGATGAGTTAGCACTGATTAAAAAATAGGCAGCATTACCTGTTGCACCTGTTGGCTGATGGTTAGCTACTAAAAGCTGATTGCAGGGACTGTCAGCATAAATAGTAATGGTCTGACTAGCAGTCGTTACATTAGCTTTATACGTCTTACCCTGCGCTTGAAACGGGATGTTATTAGCCATTAGTACACCTTTTTGCCGCCACCAGTAGAAGGGCTGCGTTTAGTTTGCGAACCATTGCCGAAATCCCAAACAGAGATATACCCCGCTGGCATCCGGTCTGCATTGTTCTGACCGTCTCTGCTACCGTCTCTTGGCAACTGTGGACGGGTTGACTTAGCAACCTGCTGATTCATGTCACTAGGACGCTTGTGTAGTTTGTCTTTCATCGTTCTTCCTTTCCTCGACCTTTACTAAAAGGTAACTGAAAATTACAAATATCGCTAGGGTTGTCACCCGTTCCCATTTCGGGTCCCACATTGTCCAGCAACCGAGGCCAAACGATGTCAGTAGTGCCAAAATCGTGATGAGCCGGTCTGAGATGACGCGCAAAGCAATAGTGACTAAAGTAACTCCGTCCATGAATATCCCCTAAATGAAAGAGATTCACAGTCTAATCCTTATCATCCTCATCGTCCATACCAAAGCCGGAACCCCACTCATCGTCCGACAGCTTCAACTTAATTGCTTCCAGCTTTAATGCCCTATCCAGTACCTTTGTCTTGTCCGTAATGGATGCCATTGGGTCACTCATTACCGCAACCAGCATTTGAGCAATAGCGTTCTCAAGTTCTGGATTTATCCCCTTTTGTTTCTTAGCCACGTTATTTCCTACCCGGTTCAAGAACCCGTAATTCGTCTGGAGTAATTTGCGTATATTGTTGAGCGGGAGACAATGCTTGAGCAGTACGCAAACGGCTTTCTAACTTGCTTGTTGCCCTTGGCTGAAAAACTGTTTGCAATGCCTTAGCTAATGGAGACTCTGTAAACGTCTGCAAACCAGCCATAGCAAGGCCCTTTCTTGGCATAGACTTAGCTGGCATCAATTGACCAAACTCTGCTAAATCGCCGTATAGAGGGTTTCTAATAGGGTTTCCGCCAGTTCTAGTCTTAATGACGTTTAACACGGCTTGAGGATTTAGCTGACCAGCAGCCGTTGTTCCTTCTTTTCCAGCAAGACTAAAAGCATCTCTAATAGTTGCAAAAGAATTGTATTGTCTACGCCAATTCTCATAATCTTTTACTAATTTAGGGTCATACAATTTAAGATTAGTTGCAGCCAACTCTTCAAGGGAATCTTTTAAATCATGCAGCAACGTTGTTTCATTGCCTGACGCGCTAGACAATCGGTCATTGACTTCAACAATGGCTGAACGCAAATCCTCTGCTTTAAATTGAGGAGAAACTAAAGCTCCACCAGTTCTTTTACCGCCAATGTTTTTTTCGAGAATCGTCTTTACAACATTGCCTTGCTGACCAAAAGCACCCTCTGCTTTAAAAGCCAAATCAGTAACTTCTTGGGTAAACTTTGGGTCAGAAATAAAAGTTTTATTTGCAAATATACGATTAGCTTCGTTACCAAGAGATTTTCCTGTTTTATCAACCCAACTTCCATCAATCCTGTCAGTAACTTTTCCGCCAGCTCTCTTGGATGCTTCTTTCGTAAACTTATTAAGATTACGAATAGCCATTTCTTCTGTTTCGCCAGCACCGTATTTCATGCCAGAAGCAGACCTTGCTCCGGGTCCAAACTCAAAAAGTCCTTTACCTTTTTTGTAAAGTTCTTCAAGTTGCGGCTCAATAAATCCCGCTGTTTTGCCGGCGACAGTACGGACAGCAGACGGTATGCTTCCACCAATAATTTCTGCAATAGGCTGATAACTTTCAGGCACACCAAATTCTTCTGCAGCTTGACCTAATGCTGTAGCACCAACAAGACCAGCAGTACCAAGAATAGGATTTGCAACCATTGCTGGAGCAGCATAAGGTAGGTTACGAAAAGTTCTACGAGTAAGTCTTTCACCAAAAGAATCGGGCATAGGAAGCTCTGCTTTTTCAGCTATCTTCTCGCCGACAAAAGGGATAGCTTCAACAACTCCTCTCCTAGCTATTTTTTCTGCCCTACGAATACCGGAGTCTGGTTCGGTAATCTTTACATCATCAGAACGATTATCTGATGGAGGAGTAATCTTAACTTCATCGTCCATGATTATTGCTCCACAATTTGACCGTTACGGACAATATATTTTTTCCCTTGGTGTTCGGCCTTATATCCATCTGACTTTCCTTTTAAAGCTGCCGTAACTTTTTCTGGTACAACAGGGGCAGCAGGAGCGCGGTCTTTAATATACTTATCAAAACTTTCCTGAGTGCCAGCCTGAATTAAAGGAAACTTCTCAGGCATTTCATTTCGCTCAACATTTAATTTGTAAGTTCTTAAATTTCTATTATTTTCTTCGGCTCTTTCACGAATTATTTTTAATAAAGTGTTGGCTCTTGATGATTGGTCATAAAGATTTTGGAATTGTTTATCCAAATAAACTGAACCACGTTGTCCAGAACCTTGAACGTCAGCCAAAGCCAATCCAAACAATCTCTTTTGCAATACTTTTGCTGCTTCAGCATCGTCTTTAGAAATAAGTCCTTTTTGAACTCCAGCATCCAATTGACGGTCAATCTCTGCTGCTTTAGCTGCAACAACCGCACCCTCATCGTCATTTTGAAAACTCTTAATAGAGTCAACTTTAAGAAAGTTTCTTGCGGCAGCCAACGCACCAACAGCTCTAGGGTTTCTAGCAACAAAGTCAGCAGTATTTTCAGATTCTTCAACTGCCCTAAAAGACCCTTGAATACGTTTCTTATCGTCTGTAGAAGCCCCAACTAAAGTATTAGCTGTTCCATCGGGATATTGTTCTGCAATGTTTCTAAGAGCAGGACCAATAGCATCCATAGCTTTTTGGTCACGTCTTTCTGTAGTAGCTTTAAGCCTTTGCCGTTCTAAATTAATTCTTTCTCTTTCAAAACCAATTCTTTCTCCTTCAAATCCTAATCTTGCTTTTGAATCAGCTTCCATTTTTTGTTGATGCTCTAAATCCGTTTTTTGCTTTTCGGATTTCATAAATTTATCAAACTGAGTATCGTAACCAGTAAACAAATTATTAAGATATGTAGCTACAGCAGGAATGCCTTGCAACTTAGCTTTTTCGCTGACAATCTGACTTCCTGTTTCGGCAACCAATTCAGCCATAATTGCGTTAGCTTTTTCTAAATCGTAAGGCATGGTTTTCCAAGCAAGCTCTGCTTTTTTTGAATAAGCATCTAGCTTGGCTCTAGTCTTAGTCATGTTCTTTTCAAATTCTTCTTTCTCGCGTTTCCACACATCAGCACGACCTTGCTGCCAACCCTTCATCATTCCTGTCAAAGAGTTCATAGTGTTCATAACGCTCATACGAGAACCTTTGCCACCACCAATAGCTATGACGCCTAACAAGCTAAACAGGGTAGCTATACTTTGCATATTCTCTTGTGAGAAATGAAATTCTTTGCTGTTTGTAGCATCCATTTCTTGAAGAATAGCTTCTTGTCCACGACGAACTTCGTTAGCTTTGTCTGCCGCAAATTTCTTTTGTTGCGCCTCAACTATTTTTTGTTCTTGTGCATATTGAGACTCTAACGCTCCAACACGTTGTTTTTGTCCAGATTCAATTTGAGATAGATTTTCTTCTTGTCCACGAACAAGACCTTGTTTTTTAATATAATCTTCATAAGATGTAACTGGCTTATCTACGTCAGGACCCAACTGTCTTCTTACATCAGTTACCGTTGGTATTTGAGGTGTTGGTCCGAGGTTAATGTTTAAACCTTTTCTCAATGCCTGAAGTTTATCTTTTGTTTCGGCAACGTATGGGTCTGCCGTTACAGGAGTTATGTCTAATTGTGAGTCAGCCATTATGTTGGACTCCTATACGTTGGAACCCCAGCCGCTAACGCTCCAAGCTGAGTGTAAAACGCCATGTTAGCTTGAGTTAATTGCTGGTCAAGTTGCATACCCGTTCTAATGGCACCCAATGCAATGTTGTCGCCAATCTGAGAAACCTGCAATCCAAGGTTGTACTGGTTTTGCAACAAGTTTTGACGTAACGTTTCTATCTGAGCTTGAGCTTGAGCAACGCCAACACCACCCCTAGATTCAATGCCTTGATTTAATTGTGCTCTTGCTGCTTGTAGAGATTGTGCGCCTTGTGGCGTCAGTTCTCCAGACATTGCGGCACGCTGTAACTCTTGTCCTGTTTGTTGATACGGCTGACCTAAGTTCTTTTGCTCTTGTGTAGCTTGCTGTATTTGTTCAGCAGCTTTCTTGGCTTGTTGTCTACCAAGGACTGCGCCAGTACCTGCGCCTCCAACACGTAGAAGGTCAGTGCCGGTTAATCCTGTAGCGTCTTTTAATGCTTTGTATGGGTCAATTACATATTTCTGCAATGCTGAAGGAGTAGGAGTTTCTTCAGGTGTTGTATAAGACGGCAATCTTAAACCTGTCGGTGCTGGTCTACCGGCTGCTACTGAATAATCAACAGCAGGAACACCAGCAGCCAATGATGTTCCTTGGACTTGCGGCAAATTGTAATCGGCTGGTTGAATGTTACCTACTTGATTAACAAGTGCTTGGTTTTGGTCAAAAACGGTAGTTGGAGCAGCAGGAGCAGAAGATTCTGGAGCAGTCAATTCAACCGGGGTAGACGGCTGATAATAAGAGTCTTGAGTTCCAACTTGAGCAGGTTGAGTTGCTGCGTAATCAGCACCCGAAGAATATTCTTTTGGAATTTGATATGCAGGAGCTTCAAATCCTTGAACATCAAAACTATCATCAAATTCCATCAATCCAGTGTCAGGATTAACGGTGCCAGAACCTCCGGCAGCTTTAAGAATTTTGACTTCTCTAGGCGTAATGTGGGCTAAAAGCGTATCGTTACCACGACCTTTATTGGCGAGCATCTTAGCAATTGATTTTAAATCGCTAGTCTCTTGAATATCGGCCCGTAATAGCCGTGCTAGTTTTTTAGTCATTTAAGCCTCCGAATTACCCATATAGCGCAACGATTCTACGTTCCAGCCAGCTTTCTTACTTTCTTCCTTATCACCGCCAAATACCGGAGCACCAGCATCACCGATACGTAATGCTTGACCTAATGCTTGAGAACCAACAGAAGACCCTGTTTGTGTTGGGCTAACAGGCTGAACAGGCTGAACAGGATTTGTTCCAGTTTGTTTCAAAGTAGGTGTTTGTGAGCCACCACCAAATAGAGATGTATAAACCGCTGGATACAACGCACTGGACAATAATTTGCTTTCTGTTGGTCCAATTGTCGGGTCCGAAAGAGGGTCCTTGCCGACAGTTACTTCAGGAGAAATTGGGAAGTTCTGACTTGATGCTGTATCTGTAGCGTCTGTTGGGTCCACTCCCGGACCTGTTGAACGCTCAACAACAGGAGCTGTTCCGGCGTCGCTTGGATTAAACGCCGTTTTTAAACCTTCAATACTTCCAGTAGTAATGCCAGCAGCAACACCTACCTTAGCTCCAGCAGAAACAGCATCTGAAAAACTACTTCCATCAGCCAAAAGTCGTAACGTCGTTGTTGTTGAGCCACCAACAGCAGAGGAGGTAATTTTTCCTAATGTCGTTAATTGACCGGGAGTTGTGTCTGCACCAACAGCCGTACCAGCAGCTTGTCCAGCGTAACTACCAGCCGCAGAAGTAGCAGCAGCCGTAGCAATGTCTCCAATGTTCCCACCGTTAGCAGCAGATACAGCCGCAGAAGATACAGCAGCTACAGTTGCGCTTTCACCAATTGCAAGACCTGCGGGTCCAAGCGCATACGTCAAAGCAAGTGTTTCAATAACTGGCAATGGGTTTTTAATGACGTTAGAAACAGCCGTTCCTACTGCTTTAACTGTTTTTTTAGCGCAACTGCCAACGCTACTAAAAACATCTCCTCCACCGCCGCTAATGCCACTAGCAACCCCTTTAACTACATTTGTAACAGCTTTGACTACGCCACCCATCAGAATTCTCCTATAGCAATCATTTGTGGTGCGCCAGTTTCAGTAGGCACATTGCTTGACTGAATTTGAACAGGTATGCCAGCCATCTCTAACAAGCGCGTTAATTGCGGATTGTCTACAGTAAACATAGCTGTTTTAAATCCAGCAACTTTCATAGATTTTTTAAATTCTTGAATAGCCGTTATTAACTCTCTTGGCGAGTCAGCCGTTTCCATTGCTATAGATGCTGAACCATCTTTGTTGTTGTAATACACAAACAACGTGTTTCCAGACCTCATCACTCGAACATTAGGGTCCGTATTTACTAAGTCAGCTAATACGTTATAGAGTTTTATGCCGTCTTCTTCACTTCCAGTTGATTGACCTAAGATGTCGATGACATCCATTGGCTCTGCTGGCTGACGTTGTTTCTTAACCTGCTCCATTACTGCTTGATTATTTGGCAAGTCAAAACCTGAATTTTTTTGGGGCGTGGGGAGCATTTTTAATTCCTAAGAAAGATTTAGGCTGGCAGCAATTTGTTGATGAATGTATAAATGACTTGCTACCCAATCGTAAAAATCAGACTCATTATTAAAATCTACGTCCAACATATTGAACGGATTATTCAATCCTAAGAGGCTTGCAAACGCTTGATGCTCGACTTGATGGGCCAATAACCAGTCATCTAGGTTGTCTGTTTCAGCGTCTGTAATGGGGTAAATAGGCACTGAAATGCCCGAATCCATGAATACTTCTTGAAATAGCTTATGTTGCATACCATTTTCAAACAAAAACTCTCCCAAGGAATCATTGTTCCCGTATTCAACAATGGAGAGCGTGTTCATGTTCATTATTTGTCAGCCTTGTTCTCTAAGCGGTCAAATATCTTTCCTAACATTCCTTTAATCTCAGAAATATCTGACTTGTAATCATCTTTGCTTACATATACGTGAGGTATATCCCGAATGTCTTCATCTATACGATTAAGCATCCGAGTAATGTTGTTTAGCGTCCAGCCACCAAAGAAAGCAGCGATGCCAACAACAAAATTAAACAAGGATTGTCCGTCCATTAGAAGCTNCCCGCCGTTCCGTTACGTCCAAAGACCATAGCCACAATGCTCCAATTAGAACCATCAGATTGAACTCTGTAAGCGTCATATTGATAAGTTATAGATTTTGTAGTAAATCCGTCAATTGTTTGAGATGATGTTGTAGCAATAATTACAGTGTTAGCCGTGCTATCTGTTTTTTTAATTGTATATATTTTTCCAGAAATACCAGCAGCAGTTGGTAATGTAATAGTTACAGAAGAAGCAGCGGAACTAGCTAAAATAGTTTCGTCTAAAGCAACAGCCGTATAGTTAGCTGTTTTAGATACTAAGTTACCTGTGTAACCAAGCATGGTAGTTCCAGATATGGTTCCACCAGTAATTGTTACAGCATTAGCATTTTGTTGAGACAACGTGCCGTAACCCGTGTTTTTTAACGAGCCATAAGTATCAAATGTTCCATCAAACGTCCATGTATCCCCAACATTTAATGTTACCTTTGCTATTGTTCTTAAAGTGCTGTTATTGTTGTAGCTAATAGTCAAAGTAACCACAGCCGTATCTCTGTTTTCAATAGTTATTGATTTAACAGTTCTTCGAGTAGAAGAAGCGGGAGCAGATACTAACGTAACACTAGCAGTTCCATTAAGAGAACCGTCATTAGCACCTTCAGTAAAGTTTGTGCCGTTATTGTCAGCGTAAGCAGAAGTAAAATCAGGGTTAGTTGTAGCTGCAGCACCTGACATGGCTACTACAATTGATTTTGTGGTTGCGTCGAGAACTAACATAATTTCCTCTTAACTAATAAACCAAGCGTAAGCATAAGAAGTATTAGAACTTCCTCCACCTCCGCTTGATGCTTGAGACAGCCAAACTGTGCCATTGGAAGTAAGCACATTTCCTGAGTTTCCGGGAGCAATTGTTGTTAAGCTACCCGTTGCGTTACCAGTTACAACGGCGTTAGCAGGAATAGTGGCTAAACCTGTGCCGCCCCTGTTGACTGTAACCGTTGAACCATTCCATGTAGCCGACGTAATAAAGCCAGGATAATCTAATGTGTTGGTTGACCACGATACATTTGATGGTGCTTGGTCGTGCCTATCCCAACTACCAACAGCAATTGCATTAGACAACAAAGTAAGAGTTACATAACCGCCGGACGGAATACTAACAATCAACGTTCCTGAATTGTTATTTACAGTAATTGCGCCGCTTGATTGATTATTGTTGAATTCATAAGTTGCGCCATTTGGCAAGGTTGTAGCATCCGGCAATTGAATTACTTGACCGCCTGAACCAGTAATAACGTAAGAAGAAACCGAAGCAACAGTTAATGTTATTTGCGTTCCTGAAGCCGCAACGTTTAAAAATCCAGAATAAAAATTGTTTGCTGTTACGACTTGGTTTGCATCACGCAAAACCACGCTGTTTGCACCAGTAGAGGCAACAACGCCGGTGCCTCCATTAGCAACAGGAAGCGTACCCGTAATTTGAGAAGTCAGATTTACATTAGATAGCGTACCACCTAAAGTTAAGTTTCCTGATGAAGTGACAGAGCCAGTTAATGTAATTCCATTTACCGTACCGTTACCCTGAACTTGAGTAACCGTTCCCGTTCCACCAGATTGAACAGCTACATTAGTAGCAGATGTAATTCGACCTTGAGCATCAATAACAATTTGTGGAATTAACGTAGCGTTACCATACGTTCCAGAAGTAACAGTTGTATTTGCTAAACTAATAGAACCACTGGTCGTAATTGGGCCACCGGACAAGCCAGTACCCGTATTAATTTGGGTTACTGTACCAGTACCATTACCTCCACCCCCTCCACCACCACCAGCTACTTTTAACATAATTGCTCCTTACAGACCGTCACCGGGAGTAATATAAATTGTTGCTATGCCGCTAGACGTTATTCCTGTGAAATACGCATTTGGAACAAATGTTAAAATTTCATCTGTGTTAGGCAATATTGGAAAAGATGGTCCTGTTGTTGTCACAATTCCAGAATTGTTTGTTGCGTCAGATGACGTTGCTCCGTAACCCATAAAAACAGTTATCGTTCCCGTGTTAATAATACGGTATTGATTTCCACCTAATGTAGTTGAAGAACATTGGACAGGAGTTGGGGCACTAGTAGCAGCCGTAAATGTGACCGTGTTTCCTGTCTTCTGAAAAGCATTAAGTCCCATTTACCACCTCCCATTCTTGGTTAGTTTCATTCCATCTATACATATTTTCATCTGTTGGCATAGGAATTGGTGATTGCCATTGACAAGAATCTTCATTCAAAATCCAACTTTCAAATGGTTTAGGAGGAATAAAAGCATTTCTTTGCTCATCATAAAAATAACCAATTCCAGCATAATTTTTTCTAAAACTTCCGTTATAACTAGTTTGCTTCCATTGCGTATATCCACTAGACCAATTAATCAAAAAATCAATACCTTTTGATTCTTGCTCAATGTTATTACTATCAATTAATTCATTATTATCAACACAATGAACTTCAATAACTATATTGTTTTCATTTAATTTTGCAAAAGGAATCATGCTTCACCTAAAATGTAATAGAACCATTTCCGGTCCATTTATAAATACGATNCCCGCCAGAAACTGTTATTGTTGGAGAGCCGGTAGTTGAACTAGCCGCAGGATACGTGTCTGGATAACGAAGAATTGCAACGCCAGAGCCACCAGAAACTCCTGAGCCAGACCTTCCAGCGCCACCACCGCCACCAAGACCATTAGTTCCCGCTGTTCCAGTAACCCCACCAGCACCACCTCCATCTGTTGCGGTTCCGTGATTAGCGCCGTTGTAATCTGAGCCGCCACCACCACCAGCGTATCCAGTAGATGTACCACTTATTGAGTATGTTTTACCTGCTCCACCATTACCAGCATTTGTCGATGTCGCGTCTTGACCAACTGCTCCAGCACCACCTGCTCCAGCAGTTTTAATTTGCGCTCCAGCCGAATAGCCTATTCCACCATTATTACCAAAACCTTTACCACTATAAGTTGCTTGAGTTGTTGTACCAGCAGTTCCTATACCAGCATATTCTCCAGCGGAGCCTCCGCTACCACCATTTTGGGCATTTCTTGTTGTTGTGTTTCCCCAATAACCTGCTGCTCCTCCACCAGTTGCGGTATATCCAAAACCAGTTGAATCAGTTCCATTTCCACCGTTTCCAGAGCCTCCAGAACCAACCGCAATAGTGTAAGGAGAACCAGCGGTTACAGATACCGATGAGTCATAAACAAGACCTCCCCCGCCACCACCACCACCAATGGTTGCTGCTCCTCCACCACCACCTCCAGCAACAAGTAAAAGTTCAATTGCAGAAACTGATGATGAAGAAGCCGTAACAGAAGCAATTAAACCCTGAAGTATTCCGCTCATATTAGGTCAACCCCGAACCTGAGATTATCCAAGAAGTGCTAGTAATTTTTACAGCAGTTGCTATTCCGTATTGAGCAAGCGTTCTGTTACCCGTAGTACCAGCAGAAGACAAATACAACGTGTCAGTAGAAGTAACTGCAACAGTTACCGCATTAGCTGAAAAATTAATAAATGTAATTGCTGAACCAACAGTAAACGGTACGTTAGCGTTAGTTGGAATAGTGTACGTAGCTGCAGCTTGACCAATGGGGTGATAAAGCTGTTTACCCGCATCAGTTAGCAATACGTTGTATGAAGCATTTTGCGAATTCTGAGGAATTACAAGATACCCAACTGTATTGCCGCCATCTACTGTACAGTTACCAATAGTGATATTACTTAACGTAGTAACAGTATTTCCAAGTTGGATGGATGTGTTACCAAGCGTTATGGTTGAAGCAAAATTGCTATCTAGTTGCGACAACGGAATAGCCGATGTAGCCGTAGCAAAAGTATATGTAACTGGCATTTTAAAACCTCACTCTCAATTCATGTTCATATTCAAAACCGTTGTACACAATTCCAGAACTGGATGATGTAACGGTCATACCTAAATATTTTCCGTATTGCTTTGCGTCAGTCTTATATAACGTGTATCCACCGACACCGCCAGACCAAGGTATTACTGCACTGCTATTGTTTATCCAAGGTATAACAACAGAAAAATTATTAATCCAATCAATTGATTGACCCAACACAACAATTGGACTTGAATTACTTTCAGAATCTACAGTTACGCTAATTGTTGAAGCATTTTTCAATGTGGCTTCAATACCAATTTTTAACGCTTGCTTGGTACGTATTGGGTCTTTCATTGGGTTCAGAGATGTCTGAACATAACTGTTTACTGTTGCTGTTGTATTCGCGTACATCTTGACGCACGAATTCCCATCTGTTCCGTACAGAGTAATCCTTCCACCGACAGGCACCGACGTTACGTATTTCAGATTGTTGCCAGCACTTGTAAAGAACCATTTCTTTTCAAAAAAAATAGCTTGAATATATCTATTGTCGCTAGATGTTCCTAAACCACCTGTGTACCTAAAATTAAATGCAGCACACAAAATATTATTTAAAAGTACCTGACCGCCAGTAGTAACGCCAGTAGTAAAGTCAACATTAGGAAATATGCCGTCCAAAGAGTCAGAAATCTTCGACGTTGTAGAGCCAACAAGCGCATAGACACCATAATCATTCATGAACAATACAGAACGGAAGTACGGGAAAATGGCATACGCCAATTTAGTACCCACCGATGCACTGACGTTAGTGTTTGTAAACAAAGTAGTGCCAGCCGTTGTAACCCGAACATCAGAAAACACGTTAATGCTATCGTCACCAAAAATATACAAAAAGTTATTGGCTGACAATAATTGAATAATGTTTCCGTGCAATGTAGCGTCAGTAAGCACTACCGTACCAGCAGACACTGTTACAAAGTCACTGTATGAACCAGCGGCTGAATAAGAAATAGTTCTTCCGTTAGCTATCCAAACGCGACCAGAAAACGATTGAATACCTGAATTAGTACCTGTGTTAATAATGGCTTGAGCCGTAGCGTTAGAACCACCACCACCTGTAATAGATACCGATATGTTTGATGTGTTGGTATATCCAGTTCCATTGTTAGTCATAATGACCTGAGTCACAATGTTTCCGCTAATAATGGCTGTACCGGCTGCATTAGTTCCACCACCACCAGTAATGCTGACAGAAATGTTAGCTGAGTTTGAATAACCAGTTCCACCATTGGTCACTAAAACCGCTACGGTTCCTTGAGCAAAGGTAGTAACACCAGCGATAACATTAGCGTTAGCACCGCCGCCTCCATTTAACGTAACAGTTGGAGATGACGTATAACCAGAACCTGCTTCAAGCAAAGTGACAGACGAAACGGTGTTAGCCGAAATAGTAGCTATGGCTGTGGCTTGTACTCCGTTCGTCTGATTCGGCGCAGATATAACAACAGAAGGAGCAGACGTATAACCAGAACCTTTGTTGACTATTCCTATAGAGCTTACTGAGCCAATTGAAATTAAATCAATGGCGTTCCAAGTAAAGTAGCCTTTAACCGGGTCAATAATTAAAACACGGTCATTTTTCCACTGGCTAATGTTCATACCGCTAGTAGAGAACGTACCGGCAGACGCTAACGTACCTTTAACATTGGTTGTTAAGTTTACGTATTCACAGCTTCCATCATCTTGGAAAGCTACTAAATAATCCGTAATACCAATATTTGCCGAGAAATAATTAACAACCGTATGAGCAAATGTAACGCTACCAACAGCGTCATAAGTAGGCGTAATCTTTAAGTTGCCATAACCAATAGGCATGGCGTTCTCAAGCCAGTAAAACTCATCGTCACCAATAGCCGTGCGGTTAGCTTTCGTGTTAACGCCACGAAAGTTTTTAACGACTTCATACGATTTTTTCTGTTCTGCCGCTGCCATGACTTAGTACGCTCTTGAGTAAGGGTCAGGCAGTCTCCGAGTGTAGATGGACGCCTGAACCGCTTGGATTTGTTGTTTGTACTGCCCTAAATAAATCTCAGCCTCACCAAACGACTGTTCATAGTATTTAGCAAGATAAGCAGCATAAAACTTGACTGTATTAGAAAACGGTTCGTTAATCGAATCCGTGTCAGACAGATTCACTAAATCTGTCGGAAGGAGAACCGTATCTAAGTCAATTACATAAGCTATGTCAGGAACTGGTCCAATATAGATTTGAGATTGCCCGTAAATACTATAGGCAACCGGCGTTCCGATGCGGTTCTGCCAATAACGCAATTGAGCGTTAAAGTCAGTCCAAGCCATATACCGCAACGGTATTCTGGAATTTCCCCAATAAAGGTTAATGTTGATGACGTCTAGAGTAAGATTTCCAGACGGCAAGCAAGAATAATTAATTATTTCTGAAGGACCGGCATACTGAACTGTAGCCGTGCCATTAGTAAACGGTGCAGAAGGCGGGTAAATGTTGTTTGCGTCAGGATACGAAGGCGCATTGCTTAATACACCGCCAACAGTTACCGCATAAATATAGATATTGGAAAATACGTAATCACCCGCACTTACAGTTAAGCCGGATGACCAGATAACAGGGGTGTTGCCGCCAGCCACCGGGGTGCAAGGTGTTTGACTTGTTTGGACCGTGCGGAGACACCCTGTATCACGAACAACACGCGCTCTAGCACCATTGATGTAGTCAGTTAGCTGANTATTGGTGTAAAAGTTTGCGTTTGCATCATGCAACAGGTATCTAACAGCAGTAATGTAGCTTTGCAGGGTCTGCGACATTTACGGTCCATATTAAGCTGCTACGTTGACTTTTCCCCCAACCTCTTTAGGAGGCAGGGGTACTCTTTCAACCACCGGGGATAACGAGTGGACTTTCTTTGGCGGCTGGTCCGTAATCAGAAACTTTTCAAGGATTTTTAATCCAGCAGGAATATCTGCCTTAGTCTGAATCATCGCCAACCGCGCCATATACGGTTCTTTATCAGGGTCGTTATGCCCGAATATGTGACAAACAGCCTCCAGAGGTGCCTCCACACTCTCACCCACCGGAAATGTGTAAGGTATGTAGTTGTAGCTAAAGGTTATGGGTTTATCCCATTTGTTTGTCACATAGACGGTTTGCATAATTAGAAGTTCACTGTATCGCCATACACTCGAATATCAATAGTCCCTGCTACGTTCGCATTGACCTTCAAGAATAAGGCTTGGCTGTTGTAACCCGACACAATGACGTTACCACCAGAGATGGTAGCGTCTTGGAATGTGCCAGTACCCGTTAAACTGCTAAGAACGACGTTAGCTACTACCGCATTGCTCACATTGCCGTCGTTGCTAGTCAAAATCGAGATGTTGCCAGTTGATACGTTGGCACTTGGATTTTGAATAGTCACTCGACGAACAATAACAGCACCGGAAGAAACTACAGCATTACCAGCAGTCAACCCACCTGAAAGAATGGGAAGGGCAACAACAGCATTTCCAGTGGCAGCCAAAGACGCAGCAGTAGTTCCGGCAATTGCGTAATTACCAAAATTGGCTGCGGTATTTTGCGCGACTGAATCTGGATTTGCCATGATTCCCCCTTACGATGCAAACGTGCTGCTGACGTTCTGACCACCATTGGTAGCCAACAACGTAACGGTATCTGCTGACGCAGTTGATTTTGCATATACGTTCACGCCATCAGAAATGATGACGCCACCAGTATTAGCAGCAATCAATGTTGCGTTAGACGAACCGTTGTAAGCAATTACCGAAGTGTTTGCTTGAGGGAACATCAGATAAACACCAGCCGGAATAACCGTACCGTTACCCGTGCTAGTCGAGGTAAGAGTAGTGGTTAAAAAATAGGCACCAGCAGTGTTTGTCTGTGCGCCAGCAAGGATAATTTTATTGGTACTTAGTGACATGGTTAGCTCCTTAGATGCTTAGAGAGTTGTAACCCGACACCACTGACATCGACTTAGGCTTAGTTGAAACCAACTCAGCAATCATCAATACAGCACCAACGTAACCAATCTGCCAGTTTGGCAGGGTCGATTCAAAACCAGTAAACACGAACGAACCTTGCTCATGAATATAAAGCGACAGGTAGTTAGTGTTCAGGAAGTAAACCGTACCTTCTGGACAGTAGGGGTCAGGATAAATAGGTACACCAGCAACCATCAAAGCACGGAACGCTGCTTGTGGGCCGTTTGTGTCGCCGTCAAAGCCGTGACCGGGAGTGATGACGTACTGCTCTTGACCGACAAAGTCTTGAGCCAACAGGGTCCACGTACCAAAACCGCAAACACCAAACGAAGGCACTTCAGCACCGTTTTTCACAGTACCAGAAATGTATTGCAGGATGTTTTGACGAGTCGGGTTCACGTTACCGGCTGAGTACGACTTTGACTGCCACCAGCTATAGGCTGAACGGCTGATATTGCCGTAGGTGCCTGAAGCAGAAACTGCTGCTGGCAAGCCTGTGAACTGTTGCGTGTTCGTGCTGTTGGTGTACAAGGCTGTTGCCATTGCATCCATCATCACGTTAGTCGCATCGTTCATACGGGCTTCAATCAATGGAATGATTGCAGCGTCTTGCTGAACTGCACCTTCCATACCGAGGAACGGTACTGGAGCAATCATCAGCTTCAGGTCAAATTCAGCGTTGAAAGCACCTTGCTGGACTGATGGCTGGTTAAACGAACCAGAGTAATCAGACCATTGTGCGTTCACAAACTGTGCGCCCTGAACGGGAACGGTTACGGAAGAAACACCGCCGGAAGCCTGTTGCGAGTTAGCAATCAGAGCCGCCATCAACGGAGTCGAGTTGTAAAGCTGGACGACCAGCTTAGGGATAAAGGCCCTGCGAGTCACATAGGTTAACTCAGTATACTGAGTCGAACCAGTGGCAGGGATAATACCGCCGCCAATTGGCATAATAAACTCCTTAGTTTATAAAACGACTTTCGTCGAATCCGTATAAAACGCCATCAAAAAAATTATTAAAAGAATCGTGAACTATGTACCCGTTTTCTTCCAATAACTTTTTGGCGGCTGCTATCTTATCCCCAATTCTTTGTCCTTTTGGTTGCCTATGCGACCAAAGTTCCAAATTTTCAATACTGTTGTTTGATTTGTTTCCATTAACGTGATGTACGTTTTCATCTCCAATTAACTTACGCCCAAGTTTTTCTTCCATCACCAAACGATGTTGCAAAACTTTTTTGCCGCTAATGTTTTTGTAAACATATCCATCAACACTAATTTTCCAATCAGAAGATTTTTTTCTTTTCTTCTGTTTAGACGAACAAGAAACAGAACAATAATAAACATCTTGATTGCGCCTTGAACTTTTTCTAAATGAAAAGTCTTTGTCGCAACAACCACATTTAGCGTGAACTAAATGTCGTTTCTTTTTTGTTTCATATCCGCACTTTATAGAGCAATTATGAACTCTGTTTTCTAGGCTTTTTTTAACGACAAACTTGTTGCCGCAATTAAGACAAGATTTATTTACAGAGTTCATAGCTCTTAAAATCCAATGGGTCGCTTATTTTGACGCAACTCTTGGAGTGCTTTTGATGCTTCGTCTCTAGCTGCACCGACAGGGTTCTTGTAGTATTTACCTAGGTCAAACTTACTGACGGCTGACGGGTTGTAACCTGTTGGCGTTGGTGTAGCGGATTGTTTCATCCACTGCCAGTATTCCGCAGCCGATTCGTGGTTAGTAATGCCTTTTTCCAACATTACTTTCTCCACTTCGTGAATATCGTCTTCATTCTGCACAAGACCTTTTTTCATCAGCTTGTTACGGCGTGCTTCAAGGTCACGTACAGCATCTTGCTCTCTGTCTTTTGCATCACGTTCCATAAGCCGCTGTTCTAGCTTATCGACGTACGATTTAGTAGTATTTTCAATATCCAGTTCAGGAATGACTAAATCTGGTTTAAGTTGTTTCGTTAAACGCAGAACATCTTTTCTGGTTGCCGGATTATCGGAAAGCTCACGCATTAACAACGCTAATTGGTCGCGCTGTTCAAAAGACATATCTTCAAGACTCATTTTTATCCCCTAACTACTTTTATATAACTTTTTTGCCGTCACCGGGTTTTTGAACACCCATCTTATTTTTGCTGCCAATTTTGCCAGCAGCATTAAGACCGCCAAATTCTTCATAGCGGGGAGGATTCGTTACAACACCGTTTTGCTGGTTGTTGTCGGTAGGACGGCGAGGGCTATTAGCACCTCTTGGTTTAAACAGGTCCATGTTAATTCCTTACATTGGAGTGGGTTGAGGTGAAGCACCGCCACCACCGGCACCGGGCATACTCATCGGAGAAGGTGCTGCTCCGGGCATTGGCGGGAGGTTCGGGACCATAGGAGCTTGCGACATTGCACGGCCTTCTGGTGTTGCTCCACCGGCTTGCGGCAAGTTCTGTAGCATCTGAATAATTTCAGATTGCTGGAGTTCGTTTGTTTTTTGCTTGCGAGGGCCAATCAAACCACTTAACGCACGAATAGCGTTCAATGCTTTTTGACCTTCTGGAGATTCACTACCTAGACTTGGCAGGGCTTGTTCAATCAAGTCCATCGCCATTGAGATATTGACTAGCGCACCTTCACGATTTCCCATCTTTGGCTCTGGTGTAGACATCGGTGCCGACATAGGTGCCGTGGTCGAGTCAGACATTGACGTAGGGGCTTCAGGGGCGGCTTCAGCAGGATTACCCTGTTGCTTGCCAATCAATTCCATTAACTTATCGGGTGGTACGCTCATAAATAACCTCTATCGTCAAACTAGACGCGATTAGACCAGACTATCAGCAAATGTCAAGTGGGGGAGTATTTCCCCTCCCCCTTGGGATTAATCCACAAGGGATTACTTACGTGCCTTGCGGCCTTTGCGTGATTTGCGTGCCATGATGATTTCTCCAAATAGCAGCGGCCAACTTAAAAGAGGAAGTCAGCCATACCTCATCCCTTGCGGGGAATTAACGACGGGTCTTACGACCACGCTTCATTTTTTTGTACATGATGTACTCCTATCGTTCACCCATACGGCCCGTCTTTCTTGCTTGACGGGGATTAAAAGACTTTATGCCCGACACCCGGTACTGCATAGATGGCGCAGCCTCGGTCCTTTTCAGTTCGCCGGTCGATACTCTCGGCTGGTCGGATTTCGGCGTGTAATCAGGTCTGGTTGCCATTATTCACCTACCGCTTTCAAATCAGGTTTACCTTCAGGCTTGCCTTGAGGCTGTTGCGCTTGCTGCTTTTCACGCTTTTTCAATTTATCTATTAACAATTGTTTCATCGGCGGCTCTAGCAAGTCAAGCAGAGATTCTTTGTCGATTGCTTGTGCTTTGTAGAGGTTGAACGCCAACTGACGCATATCTTCCGTAAATATCGGACTGTTAGAGTGAGCGTCCACTTTCACTACGTAATCTTTGGTAAATTGTTCCGCAATGAACTTGTTACCTTCTTCATCTTTGAAATGCGTGTTGTCGTAGGCTTGCATTAGCTTCAGGTACAGTGTGGCTACCTTTTCTAAGCTGTCTTCGACGATTAGGGCGCGTTTCTTTGCGCGAGAACTTCCAAGACGGGCCAACTGAGAAGCATGACCAGCGGAGCGTACGCCTTGCTCACCACGACCAGACAGAACGCTTGATATTCCAGATGCTTCTGCAAACATTGCATCAATTTCATGGATAACCTCAAATA